ATGGCAGCGGCGGACACTTCGTTTCAGTTCACCAAGACAGCACTGGCCAGCATCGCGCCGACCAGCAAGCGGGGCTGGTATCGAGACACCAAAACCCAAGGGCTGGCCCTTTGTGTCACCCCGGCCGGCAGCAAGACCTTCTATGTGATTCGTCGCGTGTCGGGCATGGGGCGCAAGGGCAACACCGAGTTTCTGCGCCTGGGAACCTTTCCCGATGATCTGACCGTCGAGCAGGCACGAGCGGCCGCACGCCAGAAGCTTCAGATGCTGAACGCTGGCGAAAGCGTCCGAGCAGCCGCCACCGCCAAGAAGGACGAACTGACCGTCAAAGACCTCTGGACGCTGTGGGAAACCGAGCGCTCCGTGGGGCCGAACCCGAAAAAGCCGATCAAACGGAGCTGGAAGAAAGACCTGCGCCTGTATGAATGCCACCTCAAGGACCGGGCGAACCGCCGTGTGAGCGAGGTGACAGCAACACTCGTCGGCAAGATTTTCCGCGACGTGACCGTCAACAGCGGACCAGTCGAAGCGAACCACCTCAAGCGACTGGCCAGGGCCATCTGGAACCACGCGATCAAGCATCACGGTCTGAATACTCGCAACCCTTGGACCACGATCACGGACAACCGGGAAGCGCCACGGGAACAGTGGGTCAAGCCAGACCAGATGCCGGCGCTGTTCAAGGCAATTGACTCGATCAACAACGAGGACGCCGCCGATATCTTCCGCCTGTGCCTGTTCACTGGCGCTCGATCCGGCAACGTGAAGGCGATGCGCTGGGATCAATTGGATCTACAGGCAAACGTCTGGACCATCGGCAGTGCGCACCACAAGAACAAGCGCGTGCATTCGATACCGTTGCCACCTCCTGCCGTGGCGATCTTGAAGCGCCGCGTCGGCGTGAGTGCAGAGTGGGTTTTCCCATCCAACAGCAGCGCGGGCCACGTCACCAATATCTATGCGAGCTGGAAAGAGGTGCTGAAAGCGTTCGCCGCTGAAGTGGGATCGTCTGAGGCGCCGGACATTCGCATTCACGACTTGCGGCATACCACGGCGAGCTGGCTAGTCGGGCAGGGAGTGAGCCTACCGATGGTCGGGAAGCTGCTAGGACATACCACGACAGTGACCACGGCGCGCTATGCCCACTTAGCCACCGATCCGGTGCGCGAGGCACTCGAGAAAATTACCGCTGCGATGGGCAGCACCACGACGGAGAAATGAGAAATGACCGATCAAGCTATCAATTTTGAAGCCGTTATGACGCTGGAGCAGGTCGAGCAGTCCGAGCGTAACCGTAAGGTATCGCACGACCTGGCTCGCCGCGTGACACTCATAACGCTTACAAAATCCAAGGATGATCTGGCGGCAGGAATAGCTGAGGCGGGTGTGGAAGCGCTTGAGGGGTGGCTAGAGCAAATCGAGCTGTTTCAATCTGACCTCAAGGCATTGCAGGAGATGGCCGGCGCAGCCTATGCCCGCGTTCTTGTTGCCGGTGAAGCCGCTTCGCAAATGATTGAGGCACGCTCTTAATCGAATTTGGCCAGTCTAGCCCGACGGGGCGAAAAGCGGATCACTCAACCGCCTGGCTGGCTATCTATTTGAGTGAATGCCGGAGGGCATGAGATGGAAGAAAGAACCCCTACGCACCGCAAGATCGGCGTAGCGATGGAACGGGTCGTCGATGAAATCACGCAGGAAATGGAGAAATCTGGCGGCATTGTTTTCAACTTCCAACAGCTGAGGTCCGTTGCAGCAACCTTTCCTTTGTTGGTAGACCCGGACGAGAGAGAGACGGTCGAGTCTGGGCTGGCCGCAGGAATCGACGCACTCGAACATATAGCGGGGCGCCACCCCGATAGCGCGGAAGATGTGGCCGCTGCCACTCAGGCGCTGCTGCTAGGTATGTTTGGAGTGATGAACGAGGTCGTGACCAAGGCTATCGAAGGGGAAATGCTCAGGATCGCGCCGTTGGTCAAGCAGAACGACGCTAAGGCGCAGCTGATTTCCAGAGCATGTGCTATCGCCGAGAAGCTATGGCAAGAAGACCATGAAAAGGTCATACGGATTAGCGGAATGGCAGATCAAGTCTATCGAGCGCTATCAGCTGAAGGTTATACCGATACCTTGCCTGGGACAGCCGACGCCATAAAAATCTGGATTAAACCGGTGGCGCCGGATTACGCCCGCAAAGGCGGCAGGCCTTCGAAACCATAACAGCCGTATCGAAAAACATATTAAACGTATCGGATAACCCTATTTCCGATACGGGCTCCAAATTTTTCTCCCGCTCCGCTTTCTCGAACATTGCCTCGTCACTTCTGACCCGACGAGGCAATACTCATGCACACCACTATCGAGGCCATCAAGGCCGATATCGCTGCCGCCCTTGGCTACGACCCGAAAAACCCGCCTGTTCAAGTAGACGACAAGCAAGCCGCCGCTGCCCTGGGCATCAAGGCTTCTACCTTGTCCGTCTGGCGCTCGACCGGGCGCTATAACCTCCCGTACATGAAAGTCGGCCGGCTCGTCCGCTACCGGCTTAGCGATCTTGCCGAGTTCCTGGCGCGCCGCACCTCTGAGCACACGGGGGAGGCGGCATGAGTCCAATCGACAACATCCTGTCACGCCTCGACAAGGTAAAGCCGAATGGCGCCGCCAAGTGGCTTGCCTGCTGCCCGGCTCACGACGACAAGAACCCCAGCCTAAGCATTAAGGAAGCTGACAACGGCACGGTGCTGCTGAAGTGCTGGGCCGGCTGTAGCGCCGCGGAGATCACCGGCGCGGTCGGGCTGGAACTGCGCGATCTGTTCGCCGGCGACAAGCCTCGGTCATCTCAGCCAAGCCGAGCAGCGCGGCAGTTCGAGGCGATGGTTATCACGGTTGCGGTTGAGCAGATGCGTCTAGGCAAGCAACTGTCCGCCGAGGACCAAGAGCGGCTAGAGCTGGCCAAGCGCCGGTTGGGGGTCGCGTAATGGCCGCAGCAATCGAAATCCTGAAGAAGGAATGGGCGGAAGCTGCCGCCAAGGACGCCTGGCGGGCGAATGCCATTCAGGCTACGAACATCACGCCAACCGCAATTCACTGGGCCTGGCCGGGCTGGCTGGCGCTGGGCAAGCTGACCATCCTTGCTGGTGCTGGTGGAACTGGCAAAACCACGCTGACGATTGGTCTCGCCGCGACCATCACAAGCGGGGGACGCTGGCCAGATGGAGAACCGTGCCGCGAACGGCGCAGCGTTGTTATCTGGTCGAGCGAGGATGACGCGTCCGACACGATTGTGCCGCGCCTCATCGCCTCCGGCGCCGATCTGAGCAAGGTCTACATTCTGCAAGGCCGCGTCAACGGGCTGGGCGAGGTCGAGCCATTCGACCCTGCCAAGGATATTGATCTGCTGGCCGCTGAGATGGAGCGAATCGGCGACGTGGGGCTGATTATGATCGACCCCATCGTGTCCGCCGTCTCTGGTGATATGCACCGCGCCAATGACGTGCGCCGGGCGCTGCAAGGGCTGGTCGATCTTGCTGAGCAACATGACTGTGCGGTGCTGGGCATCACCCACTTCTCGAAAGGATCGGCGGACAAAAATCCGGCCGAGCGAGTGCTGGGCTCGCAGGCTTTTGGAGCGCTGGCGCGTACGGTGCTGGTGGCCGCGAAGCAAGAAGACTCCGAGCTTCGTGTGCTGGCGCGTGCAAAGTCGAACATCGCGGTAGACGACGGCGGATGCTCTTACACCATCGAGGAATGCACGGTCGGGGAGGGCATCACGACTACTCGCGTGCTATGGGGAGGAAAGATCGAAGGGACCGCGCGCGAGATCCTGGCGGACGTAGAGTCGCAGAATCAGGACGAGCGCCGTACAGAGCTGGACGATGCCTGCGACTTCCTGCGCGATCTTCTTGCCGCTGGCCCGGTTCCGACGAACCAGATCAAAAAAGACGCTGACGGAAACGGGCTTACCTGGGCAACGGTTCGCCGCGCTCAGAAAACGATTGGTGCGGTTGCGAAGAAGGAGGGCGGGGCTTTCGGGGGCGGGAAACAGCAGTGGGTTTGGAGCCTTCCCGCTGAAGGTGCTCAAGATCGCCAGAAGGTGCTCACAGAAAACTATGAGCATCTTCAGCAAAACGTGAGCACCTTCAGCGATTCGCCCGACTTCGATGATGACGACGCGGAGGCTTTCTAATGGCCGCTATCGACTATCTCCGCGATCACGGCTTCAGCGCCAAGGTGAAGGGCAATCGCCTGATCGTCTCGCCATCAAGCAAGCTGACGCCCGACATTCGCCAATACATCAAGCTTCATCGCCTGGAGCTGCTGGCAGAGGCCGCAGCGAATGACGGCGTATCACGCCGCGGCCACTGGACCATTATTGTTGACGGGCATCCGCCGTTTACGATGATCTGCGAGCCGGTGACCCATGCCGAAGCGCTGAGAAAGGCCAGAGAACGATGGCCTGACGCAACCGTGCAATGACCTCCACCCCGCCATCGAGCGGGGTTTTTTATGCCCGCTACAACGTGGCGAACGTACCTGTCAACGATTAGTTGCGTCGAATACTGTATATGCGTACAGTATGCGTGCATGTCATCTAACTTTACAGGTACGACACCAATGAAGATTTCCGCCCTACGCGAGCAGCGCTCCGCCAAGGTCGCCGCCATGAAAACCCTGGTAGATGCCGCAGCCGCTGAAGGCCGCGATCTGTCTGCCGACGAAACCAAGCAGTTCGAGAGCCTGAAGGCTGAAGAACGCGCCCTGTCCGCTCAGGTTGAGCGCGCCGAGTACCTGGGCGAAGTAGAACGCCGCGCTGCTGGTACTCCGGTATCGGGCGCACCCTCTGCCGACTTCGACCGCCTGGCCGGCTCCGTGAGCGTCACCCGCGTGATTCGCGCTCAGATGGAGGGCCGCAGCCTGGACGGCGCCGAGGCTGAATATGCCCGCGAAGCCGAGCGCCGCAGTGGCCGCAAGGCAGAAGGCGCCTTCGTACCGTTCGCCAGCCTGGAGAAGCGCGCCAACACCACCGCGACCGCGCCCGAGCTGGTAGGAACTGATCACCGCGCCGACCAGTACATTGGCCCGCTGCGTGAGGCTCTGCTGGCTCGCCAGATGGGCGTTCGTGTAATGACCGGCCTGCGTGGCAATGTCGCCATTCCGAAGTTCGGCAGCGGCCTCGAAACGGGCTGGGTCACTGAAGGCCAGGCCGTGCCGGAAGCGGAAATGTCTTTCGACCAGGTAACGCTGACCCCGAAACACGTTGGCGGCAAAACCGAAATGTCCCGCCAGCTCATTCAGCAGAGCGCCCCGGCCATCGAGCAACTGGTGCGCGAGGATCTGAGCTTCTTGATCGCCAAGCAGATCGACGCCGCGATCATTAACGGTTCCGGTCTGGCTGGGCAGCCGCTGGGCATCCTGAACACTCCTGGCATCCAAGCTGCCGGCGACGTTCCGACCACTTGGGCCGGCGTTCTGGCGATGCTGGAAATGCTCGACGACGTGAACATCCAGAACGGTCGCTGGCTCACCACTGCCGCCATCCGCACCGCCCTGGCTGCTGCTGAGAAGGTCGCCGGTTCCGGTTCGGGCTTCTTGTATGACGGCGGAGCAATGGCTGGCCTGGCCCTGGCAGCGAGCAAGAACGTCCCGGCCGGCAAGCTGATCCTCGGTGACTTCTCGCAAGTCATGCTGGGAGTTTGGTCGGAGGTTGATTTGCTCGTGAACCCATACGCTGAGCCAGCCTACAGCCGTGGCGGCATTCAGGTTCGCGCGATGGCCACCGTCGATACCGCCGTGCGCCACCCGCAAGGCTTCGTCGTAGCGACCGAGGTCTAAGCAATGGAACGGCGTAACTTTGAGGTAAAGCAGAAGGGCCGGACCCTCTACGGTTACGCCGCTCTGTTCAACAGCGAGACCAATCTGGGCGAATTCTCCGAGGTCATCCGACCCGGTGCGTTCGTCCGCACTCTTTCCGCTCCGACCGCTGCGAATATCCGGGCGATCTATGAGCACGACAACCGTTCACTGCTGGGCAAGGTCGGTTCCTCGACGCTGCGCCTGCGTGAAGATGAGAAGGGGCTGGCCTTCGAGCTGGATCTACCCGACACCACCCTGGGCCGTGACCTGGCCGAACTGGTGAAGCGCGGCGACGTTTCCGGCTGTTCGTTCGGGTTTCTACCTGTTCGTGACACCTGGCTCGACAACCTGCGCGAATTGCGGGACGTGGATCTGTTCGAAATCACCATCACGGCCAACCCGGCCTATGACGCGACGAGTGTTCAAGTCCGGTCGAAGCTGCCGCGCTCGATTCGCCTTGCCCGTCTGTATCTGGAGGCCATCGCATGAGCCTGATTCAACGCCTGTTCAAACGATCCAGCCCCGAGCCGACGACCCCGGCATTCGACACCTACTACGACCGGCTAACGGGCTTTCCTGGCGTGGCTGGCGTAGACGTGAACACAACCACCGCCGAAGGTATCAGCGCCGTCTATGCCTGCGTGGCGGCCATCAGTGAGACGGTGGGCAGCCTGCCGCTCGACGTGTATCGCAACACCGACAACGGACGCGAGAAGGCCAAGAGCCACCCGCTATACCGCCTGCTGCACGATGCGCCGAACAACTACCAGACCGCGCTCGAATTCCGCGAGCAGATGCAACGCCACGTCCTGCTGCGTGGTAATGCCTATGCGGAAATCGTGTGGAACCCGAACGGTTCGGTGAAAGCCCTGCTGCCGATGCACCCGGATAGCGTCACGGTGCTGCGTTCGAGCCTGGGCAATCTGGTCTATGACCATGTGGACGGCAAAGGCAACCAGCGCCGCCTGCTGGCCGATGAAGTCCTGCACCTGCGTTACCACTCCGACGATGGAATCCTGGGCCGCTCACCGATTCAGGTAGCCCGCGACACTATCGGCCTGGCCCTGGCCGAGCGCACCCACGGCGCAAAGATGTTCGAGCAAGGCACCAAGCTATCGGGCGTCATCGAGACACCACCCGGCACAACCAAGGAGCAGGCCGGGCAGATCCGCGAGAGCTGGTCCGCTGGTCAATCGGGAGTCGGCAACCACGGCAAGACCGCCGTACTGCCGCAAGGCGCGACGTTCAAGACCGTGAGCATGACGCTTGAGGATGCCGAGTGGATCGAAGCCCGCCGCCTGTCCATCGTTGAGACTGCGCGTCTGTTCCGCGTACCGCCCGTGATGATCGGGGATATGGAGGCCGCGAACTATTCAAACGTGGTCGAGCTGGCCCGCTTCTTCGTGACCAACACCCTGCGCCGTCATCTGGTCATGTGGGAGCAGGCGATCAACCGAGCGTGCATCAACAACCCCGCGTTCTTCGTGGAGCACAACGTGGAAGGTCTGCTGCGTGGCGACAGCCTGGCCCGCGCCAACTTCTACCAGCGCGGCATTGAGGATGGCTGGATGCTCAAGTCCGAAGTGCGCCGCATCGAGAACCTGCCCGCCATCGACGGACTGGACGACCAAGTTAACAAGCCAGTTAACGAGGTGAACGTATGAAGAAGCGCCGGACGTTAAGTCTTAACAGCTCTGCCTGGAAGCAGCTCCGCGCTCAGGTACTGGCCGAGGAACCGCTGTGCCGTATGTGTACCGCACGCGGCCTGGTAGTGCCTGCGACGGACGTTGACCACATCGAGGACAGCCGCGAGGACTACACCGACGACAGCAGCCGGGACAACCTTCAGAGCCTTTGTCACACCTGTCATAGCCTCAAGACAGCCGCGAGCATGAACAAAAGCGTGTTCCTGGGCTGTGACGTGAACGGCCTGCCGCTCGACCCGGCGCATCCGTGGAATAAATCACCAGCAACCGCTGGCGAGAAGACCGCCCTCCCCCTGCTTTTTTATTGCTAAGTGCCATGAAGATGACCGCCCGCCGCCCCCGCTCAGACAGCGCCAAAGCCGCCGTAGCAGCCGCTCAGGCGGTAGCCCTTGGCCCACTACCGCCTCCGGCCTTTGTGCGTGTCAGCGAGGCAGCCAGGCCGTTCTGGGATGCCATCGTGACCGCACGCCCGCGTGATACCTGGACCGATGCTGACCTGATCCTGGCCGCGAGTCTCGCCCGCGCCTATGCCGACATCGAGGCGCTGCAAGATTCCATCGACCGTGACGGGCTGCTGGTGGACGGCAAGCCGAACCCCGCCTGCGATCTGCTGGACAAGATGACCCGCCGCGCCCTGGCAACTGGCCGACAGCTCAAGGTCGATACCATCGCCACCGTGGGCAAGGCTCAGAACATCCCGAAAGGTGCCGCCCTGGAGCGTGACGCCCGCGCTCAGCTCGACGATGACCTGATCCCTACCTTGGCGACGATGCAATGACCAGGGCCGAGAAGATCATTCAGTTCATCGAGCGCTACTGCGTCACGCCGGAAGGTGCGGACGTGGGCAAGCCGCTGGTCCTGGCTGAGTTTCAGAAACAGTTCATTCGCGACGTGTACGACAACCCAGCCGGCACCCGGCGCGCCATTATGTCGGTTAGCAGAAAGAACGGTAAGAGCGGATGCATTGCCGCCTTGATCCTGGCCCATCTGGTCGGACCCGAGGCCAAGCAGAACAGCCAGCTAGTGTCGGGAGCTATGAGTCGTGACCAGGCTGCGCTGGTGTTCAACCTGGCCGCAAAGATGGTTCAACAGTCGCCGGCCTTGTCGAAGATCGTCCGCATCGTGCCGAGCGGCAAGCGCCTGCTAGGTCTGCCGCTGAATACTGAGTTTCGCGCACTGGCCGCTGACGGCAGAACGGCACATGGCCTTTCCCCGGTGCTCGCCATCCTCGACGAGATAGGCCAGATCCGCGGACCGCAATCGGACTTCGTGGATGCCATCACGACCAGCCAGGGCGCACACGCTGACCCGCTGCTGATCGCTATCAGTACCCAAGCCGCGAACGATGCCGATCTGCTGAGCCAGTGGATCGACGACGCCAAGCAGTCGAAAGACCCGCGCATCGTCTGCCACCTGTACGCCGCGCCGAAGGGCTGCGACCTGCTAGACGAGGATGCCTGGAAAGCGGCCAACCCGGCGCTGGGCCTGTTCCGCTCCGAAGACGACCTGCGCGAGCAGATGCAGCAAGCGGCGCGGATGCCGTCTATGTCCAACACCGCCCGGAACCTGCTGCTGAATCAGCGCGTGAGCCTGGACAGCCCGTTCATATCGCCTGACGTGTGGATGGCCTGCGATGCCGAGCCAGAACCTTTCGACGGTCCCGTCTATGCCGGCCTGGACCTGTCCGCCCGTACCGACCTGACGGCGCTTGTGCTGATCGGCAAAACCGCTGGCGTCTGGCAGGTTCGCCCGTACTTCTGGACGCCCGAGCAGGGCATCTTCGACCGCGCCAAGAAGGACCGCGCCCCGTATGACCAGTGGGCCGCCGAAGGCTATCTGCGCACGACACCCGGCGCGACGGTGGACTATGAAGCCGTGGCCGCCGATATGGCTGAGATCCTGTCCGACGTGGACATTCAGGCAGTCGCCTTCGACCGCTGGCGTATCGACATTTTCAAGAAAGAACTCGACCGCCTGGGCCTCGATCTGCCGCTAGTGCCGCACGGTCAAGGCTTCAAGGATATGGCCCCGGCACTCGACGCCCTGGAAGCCGAGCTGCTGAACGGACGTGTCGCCCACGGCAACCACCCGGTGCTGACCATGTGCGCCGCCAATGCCGTAGCGGTGAAAGACCCTAGCGGGGGGCGCAAGCTCGACAAATCACGCCGCACGGGCCGAATCGACGGCCTGCAAGCCCTGGCGATGGCAATGGGCGCCGCCCAAGCCGCAGCCGCCCCCTTTGAAATCGACACTGAGGTGTTCTTCGTATGATTACCGTGGCCGAAGCCAAGCAACACCTGCGCGTGATGCACGCAATGGAAGACCCGTTGATCCAGCTCTATCTGGACGCCGCAACCCGGCACGTCGAGCAGTACCTGGGGGACGATCTGCCCGACCCCATGCCCGAGGCCATCGAGTGCGCCATTCTGCTGCTGACGGGCGACCTGTACGTCAACCGGGAGCGCCAGTCCGACCGTCCGATTCACGAGAACACGGCTTACCAGCTCCTGCTGGCTCCGTATAAGTCCATGGCGGTGCTGTGATGAATACCGGACGCCGCCGCCATCCGGTCGAGGTTCAAGCCTATACCTCGAAGCAAGATCCCAAGACCGGGGAAATGATTCAGGGCTGGGCAACCATCGGCACCGAATGGGCGAGCATCGAGGGCATAAACGGGCGCGAGTTCATCGCCGCAGCCGCTGAGCAATCGGCCACCACGATGCGCGTGACCATCGGCTACCGCGACGACCTGACCACGGCGCACCGCCTGGCCTACCACGGCAAGAAGTACAACCTGAAAGCGATCCTGCCCAACAACACGCGCACCGAGCTGGTGTGTATGTGTGAGGTCGGCTTGATCTGAACCACGGGCCGGCGTGGCAAACCCCTAGAGGGCAATAAAGTTGGGCCGGATTGGTTTGGCGGTTTCCAAGTGAGAAATAACCGTCACTGTTTCGCGTGACCGCAGCCTGGGCGGGCCTTCGGGATAAGCCAGGACGGGGATAAGACGGCGAGTGCCCCGTTTCGCGCAAAACCCCGTCACGCTGTGCGGTCGAGAATCCTAGCCCCATCTTGGGGTTGGCCGGTGACAGCAACCGCCCGCGTCTGGGCACAAAAAAGCCCCGCCTGCGTGATGCTGTGCGGGGCTTTTTCTTAGACTGATTTCGACTTAAAAATCCTGCTGTGTGATTGACCGGTGATTGACAGTCAAAACAGGAAAGCGCGGTTTTAAGGGGGGTATATCTCTGAAAGCCGCGTGGTTTTTGGTGCCCGGAGCGGGGGTCGAACCCGCATACCCTTTCGGATGAGGGATTTTAAGTCCCTTGCGTATACCAATTTCGCCATCCGGGCGTAGGCTGCGTCGCAGCGCGCCGATGGGGAATCGGCGGCGCAGGACTATAACCAGCCTCCGAGGCCCACGCAACCAGAACGACCGGCGTTCAACCACCAGAACTGCCAGACAAGGCCCACCACCCGGGCAGCAGGCGACGCACCTGCGGACGGCCAAAACGATCGTCGATCAGATGTACGACGCCCTCGTCCTGCTGTGTGCGGATCACTCGGCCGGCGGCCTGCACGACCTTTTGCAAACCAGGGTAGAGATAGGTGTAGTCGTAACCGTGGCCGCGCCCGAACAGCTCGTCGAGCCGTATCTTGAATTGTTCGTTGACCGGGTTGACCTGCGGCAGGCCAAGGGTCGCGACGAAGGCACCGATCAGGCGCTGGCCAGGCAGGTCGATACCTTCGGCGAAGGCGCCGCCAAGCACGGCGAAACCGATTCCTTCGCTGTGTTCGGTAAAGCGATCGAGAAAGGCATTGCGCGCCGCTTCCTGCATGCCGCGGGTCTGCTCCCAGAAGGGTACGTCCGGGCATTGCTCGCGCAGCAGCACGGTGACCTGTTGCAGGTAATCGAAGCTGCTGAAGAAGGCCAGGTAGTTGCCGGGCCGCTCGCGGTACTGACGGGCAATCAGTTCGACCACGGCGCCCAGCGAGGCCTGCCGGTGCTGATAACGGGTCGAAACATGCTCGGCCAGGCAGACGCGCAGTTGCCGGCTCTGGAACGGCGACTCGACATCGATCCAGGCGCTGCCGGCGGGCAGGCCCAGCATGTCGGCTTGGAACCTGCGCGGGCTCAGCGTGGCGGAGAACAGCACACTGGAACGCGCCTGTGCCAGGCGGGGAGCCAGAAAGGGGGCGGGAACCACATTGCGCAGGCAAAGGATCGAACGACGGGCCTTGCTGCGAGCAGTCGCCGGCAACAGGCTGATGTCGAACAGCGAGTGTTCACCGAACAGCTCGGCGACACGGCAGAAATGCATGGCGTCGAAATAGGCTCGTTGCAGTTCCGCATCCAGCCCTGCGGGTTGCTCGCCCAGATAGTCGGTGATGGCGCTGACCGCCTGCTGCAGCGCGCCCAGCACCTTGAGCGGCAACTCCGGTTGCACCTGGTAGTCCGCCAGCTGCTCGCGATGCAGCTCGTTCCAGCAGCGCTGCACGCGCCCCAGCGGCCGCTTCAAGGGTGCTGGCGCCTGGCTGGCGAGGCCGGCGAAGGCGCGCTGATCGAGCTCGGCGCTGTACATGCCACGTGCCCGGTCAATCAGGTTGTGCGCCTCGTCCACCAGCAGGCAGATGCGCCAGTCGTTGGCCAGCGCCAGGCCGTGGAGGAGGGCGCTGCTATCGAAGTAATAGTTGTAGTCACCGACCACCACGTCCGCCCAGCGTGCAAGCTCCTGACTGAGGTAATAGGGACAGACCTGATGGGCAAGCGCCACTTCGCGCAGGGCAGCCTGGTCGAGCAGGGCCTGCCCCAGCGCGGCGGCCCGCGCCGCGGGCAGGCGGTCGTAGAAGCCGCGGGCGAGCGGGCAGGATTCGCCATGACAGGCCTTGTCCGGGTGTTCGCAGGTCTTTTCGCGCGCCACCAGCTCCAGTACCCGCAGTCCATGGTTGGCGTTGCGTTGCAGCGTCTGCAGCGCATCCAGTGCCAGGCGTCGACCGGACGTCTTGGCGGCGAGAAAGAACAGCTTGTCCAGCCGCTGCCCCGGAAATGCCTTGAGCTGCGGGAACAGGGTGCCAAGCGTCTTGCCGATGCCGGTAGGCGCCTGCGCCATGAGTGTGGTGCCCGTGCAGGCAGCCTTGTACACCGCCTCGGCCAGTTGCCGCTGGCCGGTGCGAAAGTCGTCGTGGGGAAAGCGCAGGGCGGAAAGTGCCTGGTCGCGCGCAGCGCGGTGGGCCATTTCCTGTGCGGCCCAGTCGATGAACGCCTGACACTGGGTCTCGAAGAACACGCGCAGCTGTGCTGCGGTGTGACGCTCGACGAACAGCGTTTCCTTGTGGCTGGTGACGTCGAAGTAGACCAGTGCCAGTTCGAGTTCATCGAGCCCGCGTGTCTGACACAGCAGCCAGCCATAGATCTTCGCCTGCGCCCAGTGCAACTGGCGATGATTGGCGGGCTGGCGTTCCAGGTCGCCGCGAAAGGTCTTGATCTCTTCCAGGCGATTGCGCGCCGGGTCGTAGCCATCGGCACGGCCACGCACGCTCAGTTGCCCGTATTGCCCCTCCAGAGCGATCTCGCGCTCGTAACCGTCGCCACGCCTGGCGGTGACCTGAGCGTGCCCGGCGATGCCTTCCAGCGCGGTGGGCGAGGGCGTGAAGCGCAAATCCAGATCGCCGACCTTGGCGGTGAACTCGCAGAGCGCGCGCACCGCGACCCGATAGCTCACGCCATGGCCTCGGCCCACTGGACATGGCAGACGGCAATGGGCAAACCGTGCTGATGGGCGTAGTCGATCCAGCGCTTCTGGTTGTCCTGCAGGCGATCGCCCGGGCCCTTCACTTCGATCATGCGATAGCGGCGCGCTTCCGGCCACAGCTGGATCAGATCCGGCAGGCCGGTGCGATTGCCAGTGACGTCCGCCAGGATGCGCTGGAACAGCAGCTTCAGGTGCGCGGCGGGAATGCAGTCCAGCGCCTGCGCCAACAGTTGTTCGTCGAGCAGGCCCCAGGCGACGAATGCGTTATGGATGCCGAGCTTCGCCTGGAAGGTGCGCCAGATGCAGTCACGGTAGTCGTCGCTGTCGAGGCAGGCCAGGCAGGCGGCGAACAGATCGGCGCGGCGCTGGTGGAAGTCCGCGCGGTTCAGGTCGGCCGGCGCCCAGTGGAACGGGTGAAAGAACGCGCCCGGCAACGGCGCGAAGATCGCGTCCCAGCAGAGTAGGCCGAACAGCGAGCCGACCAGGGCGTTCTCCACGTAATACACCGGCGCATCCGGCCTCGTCAGATGCTCGCGCACCGCCTGCTCGACGCTGCAGGTAGGCCTCGGCAGGACCAGATCGAGCTGTTCCGGCTTGCGGCTGCGTGCACGTTCGGTCGGAATGCCCAGGCTGCGCTGCAGACGTGGGAGGATGCGCTGCAGCTGCTGCACTTCATGTTCGCTTTCCGGCGCGGCCCGGGCCTGAAGCAACAGATCCAGCGCCGCCGCTGGCTGGCCGCCGCGCTCCAATACACGAATTGCCCGCTCACGCGCACCGGGATAACCGTTGGACGCGTGTACGCGCAAGGCGTCGTCGAGCTGGCCGAGCCGTTCGAACTGCTGACCGATGCGCAGCAGCAGTTTGCCGCGGCGGCTTTCCAGCCAGGCATTGCCGAACGGCGCGGCCGGTACAGCCGCCAGTATCTCCGCCAGCGGCTCGCCGGCATCGAAGCGCTCGCGACAGCGATGCAGATGCAGGTAGGCGTCCAGCTCGGCACGCGAACTGAACGCTCGTGAGGCGGGGGAAAAGGACACCTGCTCGTAGCGATAAACGCCCAGATCAGCCAGCACGAACTCCGACCAGTCCTGATGGATATTGCCGAAGAACAGCAGGCGCAGCCGCTCGCAGAGTTCGTCGATGCACAGGCTGTACACCGCGTCCTCGGAGCCCGCCCACCATTGCCCGAAGGGCTTGGCCAGGTCATGGTCGGCACGCAGCCTTTCGAACAGCTCAGCCTTGCGCAGGCCGGCCGAGTTCGTGGCGCCGAACAGCTGCAGCAGTTCGCCCTTGGTCAGCAGGCCGAACAGCTGTTCCAGCGTCAGCTCACGCTCGGCATCGATCCAGCCCTGCTCGATCAATGGCGCTGCCGCCCGACGTGGACAGCCGATCTCCCCGTAGTGCAGTTTGCTGGCGCGGAACAGCGCGCCCTTGCGCATCACCATGCGCACCAGCAATGCCTGAGACGCCTGCGGCAACAGAGCGAAACGCCCGATGAAGGCGCGTTCGGCGTCGTCCAGCAGGTCGCCATGATGCTGGTCCACCCAGGCCAGAACCTGCTGAAAGTTGTCGAGATA